TTTAGGCTTCGAAACTGTGCCGGGAAGTCATAGCTATAGTAGCTGTTGACAGCATCGGCCATTGCCGCATCTGTAAGTTGCAAACTCGTGCCAGAACCGGTTAACTGCCTAATCTTATTGTAGATTGCCCCGAGTGTTGCAATTGCCATAATTAATTTGTCCTTACATTATCAAAAGCATCGTTTAAGATAACAGTTGGTGTAAATAAGCTTTGATCCACTCCGGAAGCTACCGGAACAACAACTGGCGGGGTATTCTCACCAGATACAGGGTAAATAAATGGATCAAAGCTCATTGTATCTATATTTATTGTGATAGAATTGTTAGTGTGACTTAAGACTTTTCCTCGCAAATTGTTTATCTGCCTCATTCCATAAGCTTGTTCAACGCGAAATGAGACCAGTTCATTATCAACAAAATCGTGATCATCCAATGTAGAAACAATTGCATTTTGAGCATTGGTAATGTCTGTGACATATTGCCACCGAGGCTCAAAACGCGAATTGGTCATAGCATATCCATTGGAGTAAATCTGATTCTGGAAACTTTAGTAACTTCCATTGGCATTCCTCTTTGACCATCTCTTTGCATCTCATCCATATTGCCTTGTCTAGGAAGCCTGATCTTTTTGTAGCAATTGTTCAAGTGCTTAACGATTCCCATAGGCAAATCACAGATTTCTCCGTGGATCAAACGGATAGTTTTAATTGGCTCATCTTTAAACCAGCGATATGTAAAGTCTAACCATCCGCCTTGAGCATCGACGAATTCAAACATTCCCTTTACCATCTTGTCGTGCTCTTTACGAAGCTTTTTAACTTTTTCCTCAACTTCTGGTTGGGAAGCTGTGTGCATTTTCTTCTTATGATATTCTTTAATTAGCATTAAACCCTCATGTGTTAATTATTAAAGGCAGGGGCATAAAGCCCCTACCCATGACCAAACTTATTCAGCTTGGAACTTATCATATTTGCAAGCCATCCAATCATAAACAGCTTCTGCACTTGTAATAACGTTTGATCCAATATCCATAACAAATTTGTTACGGTTATCAAATGCGTCTAACAAGTTAGTTCCAGGAGGCTGTTGAGGATTAGTAGCGCTTCCTGCTAATGGAACAACTCCAGAAGCAGAAGGGACACACATTGCAGGAGAAACTCCAGCAGATGCTTCCAAGCTAGTTGGGAATGCAAACGCTGTGTATCCAGATGTATCTAGATCGATTGTGATCGATGATACAGTCGCACTATTTACAACTGACAACACACGAACTTCTTTTAAGTTGATTTCTTCCATTCCAAAATCACTAGACACACGGAAACCAACGATTTCTCCAGGTGTGAAGTCATTTTTAGCTGTGAAATAAACAACCGCTTGAGCAGCTTGTGTGATATTAGCAATAAACGCACTACGTGGATACATCAGGTTAGGAATGTACTTCTTAACTTGTGCCGCTGTCGCATCTGCTGCGAAAGTGATACCAGAAGAAGCCATGTATCCTAAAGTGATGCTTACGTTAGCTGTAACCGCAGTCACTTGGAATGAGTATCCTGCGATTTGTAGCTCACCAGTTGTTGCATACAAGCGAACATAGTCGCCTACAGCAATAGAACCAGTGTTAGCCATGGAAACAATAAACGTACCAGCAATACCAGTGATTGCTGTTCCTGCTAATGCAGCAAAGTTAGGTGGATTAGATGTGTCAATGAAGACAAAACCACCACTTGTAACCGCTTCTGTTGATAAAGCACCTGAAGTAACGGCCTGGTCTGCAGTTTGAGCTGCACCAGATGCCATACCACGTCTCCACCAGCTTTCTACTGAAGTTTCAGCAGCATCATCACCCCAGGCTGTACGATTACGAATCCAGAAAAAATCTGGCTGAGTCGAAAGTACAATCTGCTTATGAAGTGAAGAATCGGAGGTAAAATAACCACCCTCAATAATTTGATATGGTAACATAATTTAATCCCCCTATATTCCTGTTGATCTAAGGTTCTGCACCCATAGATCGTTTGTGATGCACTGACCTTGGTAGAACGAACAACCAGCAGTATGGCGAAGCATACATGGGTCATTGTTATATCCTGGAGGTAGGTAAATAAATTTAGCTTTACCGCCAGCTTGCCATACAACTTTGTAGGATTCTTTCGCAGCAACGAAGCAGTTAGCAACGTCATTTCCGAGAAGAGAAGCATTAGGTGTAACGCTACCTTGTTCAGATACGAAGAATCTTGTGTTGTTGACGCCACCCCACTCAGTAGATAATGTTTCGCTAACATTTGGATACTGGAATTTTCTTACGAAGCCAGAAATGTTATTCAAAACAGGGATCATACGAGCAGTTAACATGCAACCATAAGCGTCGCCAATTGGAGATGTACCAATTTTCAATTCGCCAGGAATCATGTTTGTGATGTATTCAGCACTGTTCATTTGTAGTGTTGCGACGATATCATCAACGTCTGAGATAGACATTTCAGTAGGCAAGTCACCATTAGTACCGCCAACGCAGTTAACTACGCTAGCTGTGCTCTCAAGGCTGTCTCTAACTAGAACGTCTTGAGTTTCACGGAGAGCTTGTCCAAGACGAGCTGCAGCGGAATTCAAGATTGGGTCTTCGTTAGTAATCGTAACTTGACGTGTCAAGACGATATAGGTAGCATATACGCGGACCCTGCAATCAACATCAACGCGGTTGAGCTGTTGGCTTGGTGGGTTAGTCTGTGCATCATCTAGAGGCACAGCAAATAGATCTAGACGGTCATATCTAGATTGTCTATCGATAAAACCTTGATTGTCTGGCAACTCAACAGGATTAGCAAATAGCATGTGAACTAAATTGCGCTCTGGAGTTGACAACAACTTGGCGTTATATCGTTGTTGAATTTGTGGAGGCATGCTCCCAATGTTTACGGTCATGAAAAAGCCTTATAGGTTAATAACCCATACCAGCTTGATTTGCATAACTCATCATCTCAGAATAAAGATCGCTTTTCATTGAATCTGTAAGTTTGAAAGCTTCAGCCATGGGCCTTTTTTCATAAGCCTGGGGCGTTTGAACGGTTTTCTCGTTCTTTTCAATCTTCTTATCAATTTCTTTAGCACGTCTTGCATTAGGAACTTTTGATTCTATTCCCATTGCCTTAATGTACTTGTAACTTTGAATTGCGATCTTATAAGGATCATTCGTGTCTGCAATACTCTTAGCTAATTCTGGGTCTTGTTCTTCCAATAAAAGAAGGGTTTCATTATTAACGACCTGAGAAAAGTCAGGATATTGCCTTTGGAGTCTGTCGAAGGATTGACTTTTTTCTTGCTCTGCTCTGTATCTTTTATTTTCTTGCTCGGCAATTTCTTTGGCGATTTTTTGTGCTTCTTTACGCACAAGCTTGTTGACTTTACCTTTTGGGATAAATTCTTCGTCGCCGATTTGGTCAATTTCATCTGGTTCCTCTCTTGGGGCATTTTGTGCCGCAGTAAGCCGGTCTATGGCTTCTTGTTGCATCCTTAACTGTTTTTCTAGATCATTTTTTTGCCTTCGTAATTCATTCCAATTGCGTTGATGATAATCATCATTTTGCTCTTGTTGTCTTACTTCTGGCTCATGTTTTACGGTGTTATCGACAGGCGCGGCCTGTATGTTTTCGCTGTTTACGGCAACATCTTCTGACATGTATTTCCTTTTGCGGTGGTGAGACGCGTTCAAACCAATATGCTGTTATGGCAAAGCATTTTCCTCGGCGGGCGAAACCGATTTCAAACCCAGAATTAGATCATTGGGATCTGTTTTTTGTGTGCAGGGAAAAATTTTAATTTGCCAGAAAAAAAACAATGCAATAATTTGAAATTTACAAGGAAAGCATATGATAACTTTAGTAAAAAACTGTGAAAAATGCTCCTCAGAGCGTCCTATAGAAGATTTCTATGGAAAAGATCTTTGTTATTCATGCGTATATAAAACAAAAATAAATTTAAAAACAAAAAAAGTTCATAAGAAATGCATGGTTTGTATGGAAAGAATTCCAGATGGTCGGCGTGTCGTCTGCTGTCAAGAATGCGCCCATATTCAGGCTACTAAGCAGAAAAAAAACCACTGGACTAGGTGCATGACAACCCAGCCAGTGTATTTTGGATCTATATTTTAGATAAATGCATAGGAACAATGATATTGGACTTTTTCTTTGGCGGAGCCATTGGCTTGTCCTTTAGTCTTGGATTCCAATGCGGATTAGCCACATAGTTGCCTTCTGCATCTTTTATGAAACCGAAGTGTTCTAGTTGGAAACTCTTCCAGAAAACAATCTCACGTATCATATCCTGTTCAAATAAACTAGCGTTAGCTAGCATATTATCCATTTCAGAAGTATGCGGGAGGCACCAGCAAAAACGAATATCATTGCTTGGAGGGTCTACCCAAAAAACAATTGTATCATCTTCAGGCCAAGGTCTATATTCAGTCTTGATGAGACGTCGTAATAAAGCTCTTGGCATTTGCAGGTCTTTTTTCTCATGTACTGTAATATAAAAAGGCCTGTTACAAAACTCAATAGCACCAACTCTAATAGTTTCATTGAGGTCATCCACAAGAGATTTTTCTAATTCGGCGGTCATGTCACCGGCAGTTACAAAGTTGCCTTCTCCTGGCGTTTGTATGTCGCGATAAATTGCCCCAACAGTTTTTCTGCTAGGGTCATACTTCGATTGATTTTCCATTAAGCCTCATAA